TTACATAGAAGCTACAAAAGCAAAAAAAGAAAACAACTTACATAAATTACTAGATGTTGGAAAGAAATTAAAATTAAATTTATCAGATATATCACGCGACCAGCTGGATATTCTTGAGTCTAACATTACTGACATTCACTCCAAAATAAAAAATATTAAAATTTCTTATCCTTGGATATGGTTTCATGGAAGTCAAAAAACAAAACATGAAGTTGTTTATGACTTTTTGAATCATATGGAATGCCTTGAAAATTAAAATAAATTATAAATAACACGAATTCAGAAAAATTTCGTGTTAGAATTTTTTATAAATGGTCGTAATATAGTGTATATATAATTGAATGCCGAGGAAAAGGAAATCTTCCGTGGAAATGGAGCAACTAGGCCCACCCAAAATAACTCTGAGGACTAAGGACCTCACCGAAAAGCAGAAGAGCTTAGTAAAGATGGCTCTAAATAACTTAAACAAGATTATCTTTATATCTGGGCCGGCAGGATCAACAAAGACTTATATAGCAGTGTATTCCGCATTAAGACGGTTGAAGATGGATGATGACCTAGACTTGCTGTATGTTAGAACTGTTATTGAAAGTGCTGACAAGGGGCTAGGAGCCCTCCCGGGAGACATAGGAGAAAAGTTCAACCCATACATTGCCCCACTAGAGGATAAGCTGAGAGAGCTTCTGCCCACTACAACAGGAGTGGTTAACGATTTAATAAAAAAGCAAAGAGTTCAAGCTATACCTATAAACTTCTTAAGAGGTGCGAACTGGATTAATAAAATAGTCGTAGCTGATGAAGCCCAAAATTTCACATTCAAAGAGCTAACTACACTTATTACTAGGCTAGGAGAGAACAGTCAATTGTTTATTTGCGGAGATTACATGCAAAGTGACATTAACGGGAAAAGCGGCTTTGTAGATATGTTTAAATTATTTGACGATGCGGAGAGTAAAGAAAAAGGAATTGAATGCTTCTCATTTGGGCTAAAAGATATTAAGAGAAGTCCGCTACTATCTTACATTATAAAAAAGCTTTCCAGTAAATTGGTGTAATTTAATGCATGCTGGGAAGTGTAATGAATACCGTGATTGGCGCGGGGATTAAACTTGGTGCCAATTTAGTTAATTTTTGGTTAGACCAAAAACGGCAAGATCAAATTGCCATAGCTTCGAGAGATAATGAAATGCTCAAAGCTTTATTGGATAATCAAAAATCAAATTCCGGCGACCCATTCGTAAGAGTTACTAGGAGAATTTTATTTCTATCAATCACTTTCACAATGTGCTTCTTAATGGTGTTTTATGCAATGAATCCTCACATATCTTATGATGTGATAGTACCTAAAGGAGATAATGCAAAGTGGGGTATATGGTCATGGCTGTTTGGGGGAACTGATTGGGTCCAGACAAGGCTAACTGGAGGTTTAATGCTAAGTTCTTTTATCGATCTATGTTTTATGGTGGTTGGGTTTTATGCTATTCCATCAAAAAGGAAATAAATATGAAAATAATATTATTATTAACTCTATTCTTAATGTCAGGATGTATGTCTAGAATTCCTAAGTTACTACCATCCCCTAATTCGCCTCCCTCCGTCCACAATATAGACTTTGAGTCGGTAGACATTAATAATGACGGGAATATAACAATTGAAGAATTCTCTCGAGTTCCGCAACACCCCAAGACAGACTCAATAACTCCCATAATAAGTATAGTCGTCATAATAATGCTAATTGGCGGAATGATTTATTTAACTAAATTTATTAAACCCAAGGAATAATATTTAAGTGTATATTACTATGTGGCCGCGAGTGATATAAGTACCTATGTAGGAGACACTACAGTTCTAGAAGTCAAAATTTACAAAAATGATGAACTTCTTGATTTGTCTGATTATTTAGTTTTATTCACTGTTAAGCAATCTTTCATAGGAGCTATAAGTACTCCATCCGGATCTGACTCCACTGCTCAATTAAAGAAAAATAGTGAAGCCTCTGGGGGAATTGAAAAGATTTCAAACGGAGTAGTTCGCATTACCATCGACAGTTCGGACACTGATAGCTTGTTGGCTGGGCAGTATTTATATGATGTTCAAATCTCAAAGCAAGGAAACCCGACTACGGTGTTTACGGTAATATCTGGAAAAATGAACTTAAACAGCCAAATAACTTCGAGGACAGGGTCAAGCTAAATGGATAATTACACAGCTGAACTTTCTTCCATTAAAACTGTATTTTGTGAGTTTGATTTTCTTTCGGACGAATACGGAAATAAGCTTGAAATTAAAAGGCTTGATGAAACCAGAGAAGTTGACTTTCTGGTGACTTCTTCCGCTCCTATATGTGAATACCCCCTTAAAAGTTCTTTCGTCGCCACCATTGAAAACATTTCAGCCAAAGACGATGAAGTCGAAAGTGTTGATGATTTTTCTGCAATTATTTCATTATTCGAGCCGATCACGTCAACCATTGAAGTTGTATAATGTCTACTAAGCGTCCAGACCAGTTGCCGAGCGGTTCTAATTTTGGAATGCAAGATATTGTCATCGTAGAAAAGAGTCCGAGTTTATCGAGCAAATCTTTAGAAAAGGCTACGATTAGTGACTTTATGGGTTCTGCATTAAAATTCGACCCCAAAAGAATTGGTCAAAATGCCATTACTGGATCTCAATCTCAAATAGAATGGTTAATTTCGGGAATGAATACATTAGCTTCCTCAAACACAAATGCCCTTTCCAATTACTCGTCCTACAGTCAAGGCAACCCCGGAGAAGAAGCCCCCTATATAACCCCAACCCCATCAATAACAACGACACCCACAATAACCCCTACGGTATCCGTATCCGCCACCCCAAATACTTCACCAGCTCCAACGCCCACAATAACCCCAACTCCATCAACGAGCAAGCCTTCTAGCACTAAACAAATTACACTTTTAGGCCCAATGCCAAAATTCGTAATCATGCCCCTTGAGCATCGCCCAACGGCTTATGGGTTTACTTCTTTTAGTTTATTTAATAATACCTCGACCACGGGTAATATCAATGAAGACTTTGACGGGTTTCTTCCAGACTCCTTCAGTCCTAGTCAGCTGGGAGAAACTTTATTACAGCTCGACAAATTTCCCGGAGAAGACAATTTGTTAATCGTTGAAACATTTTTAATGGATGAAGCTAACGACATATACGATGTACAAGGTCTCATTAATTCTTCTTCGATAACCTTTACTGTGTCTTACTCATAATGTCAGTTCCAAAATTAGATTCTGCAGATAATAGCAAGGCACAAGCGACTTCCTTGTATTACTTGTTGAAGCTCGAAGAGAAAACTAAAATTGGTTCTAATGCTAATTATTTCGATAAAGATGATATTGGGTTAATCCAATCCTCCGTACTACTTCAAGATATAGACACTAGGGAATTTAAGCCCGCAGTGCCACAACCAAATACGACTTGGATAGCGGATCTTAATAAGCTGACTGTTACGGTTAAGAGGCTGGGGGTCGTGACATGGGCTAGGGGATCAACAGATGCGGAGACTGAAAAAAACTGTGCTGCTGCCTTTCTGGATAAACAAAATGAACATTTCGACGCTCTCCAACCCAAGGCATGGGGGCTATGGGGGAGAGGTGGCTTCAGACAAGCGGGAAAATTCTGGGCAAATACCGGATATAGACTGTTTAAAACCTCTAATATCTCCGATTTTGATAAAAAGCTAAAAGAAGTTAAGAGTGGAAGCGTTAGCTTCCTTACTCTTGCCGTTGGGAGCCCGACTAATTTCGTCAGGTCGGACGATAAGACGATATTAAGCCAAATTAATAAACTTTACGGCCCAACTGAAGACATCCAAAAGGAGATGTTATACAGTAAAGGTGTTAGAGATTTCAAGGGCATTACTGATCGTATTGATGTTAGTTTAAACACAACGGCAGCAAGTTTAGGCCCAATATTTGATACTCCCATTCTGGGAAATTTAAAAAGAATAACATCCATGCCGCACGTAATGTCCGGCGTTATACAAAACTATGAGCTGGTTACTGAACTCCAAGGAAAAGTAGATAATCTCTCATCTTCCTTTTCTGGGCTTCCGGATACTCCATCTGGGTATACGGGAGGAATGTTTATTAGGGTTAGTCCGCAGGCTACAGGGCTTGAATTTATAGATATCACCGGAGCTATATCTAGTGAAGATATTGCATGGAAAGCATACGGCGCCCAATCTGATTTGCCCGCAGCATCCTCGAAGCACGGAATGCTGGCTCATGTTCATGGGGAGGGAGCGGTTTACCTTGCTCATGGCGGAAGCTGGGTTAAGATTTATCCGGGAGCAGGAGGTGGAGGAGGAACGGATGTCAATGCTATTACTGGAGTTGCTCATTCTCAGTACGGTGAGTCTCTAATTAAAACAACTGGAGATGCATCTACTAGACTGGCTACCCTTAAAGGCATTGAAGCTGGATCTGGAATATACTTAACGGGATACAATAACACACTTCAGGTTCATGCCAAGGTTGGCTTCACTGGACTTTATGATACCCCATCTTCATATAAAGACTCCCTAGAAGACTACCAAATGGTAGTTGTTGATGCTGGTGGCATTTCTTATCGAAACTATGCTACCTCCTTCACTGGATTGTCAGACACTCCCAGCGACCTGACTAATGAAGAAGGAAAGTTTCTAGTAGTCGATAATTCTAGGCAAATCGTAACCACAGAATCACTTAGCGGGATGGTTTCGTTTCCGGAACTTAAGGGCACTCCGAACAATTACGAAGGGGGCAAGTATTTAGCGGTTGACTCCAATGGAACTAAAATACATTACACTGGAGTCGTTACTAATTTTACTGGACTATCTGATACTCCGAACACGATTACTGATCAATATTATTTAGTTGGCGACGGACAATCCTTAAAGTTCACTGACAACCTAACGATGGCCTTTAGCGGCCTAACTGACACTCCAAACACAATAACTGACGGTTACTATTTAGTTGGAACTTCCAATGGGCTAGGGTTTACGACAGTAGCTCCGGGAACAGGAGGCACTGCCGCCAATCTCATAGGGCTACCAGATACTCCATCCTCTTATGCCGGAGACCAAGGAAAGATCTTAAGGGTGAAGTCTTCCGAAGATGGAGTCGAATTCTTTTCGTTAAATTATCCAACCGCAATAACTGGACTATCGGATACCCCGCCTCAAGTAATCAATGACAACGTGCTTATTGGTTCAGGCGGTCAAATGGTATTTACTAAATACATTTCTGGGTTCACTGGGCTGCATGACACCCCTAGCGGGTATTCTACTTTTGCCGAAAATGCCTTACGGGTAAATGCGGGAGAAAGTGGGATTGAGTATTATGTTCCAACTTTTTCTGGATTATCCGACACTCCGACTTCATCTCAACTTACGGGGTCTGTCGGGCTTTATTTAAGAGTCGGGCAAGAGGGAGAAATCAAAACAGAGGGAGTTTATTTTACTGGTCTCAGCGATGTAGATTCGTCAGATAGATCTGCAAATAAATTCATTCAAGTTAGCGGTGACGGATCTTCGCTGGTTTTTAAAGATATTCACTTCACTGGACTTCAGGGAGTTCCCGCTGACTGGAGCTTAACCAATACCGGAAAATATTTAGCTTTAAACTCTGCCGGGAATTCAATAACATTTGTGGATGCTCCGGGAGGTGGAGGTGGAGCTTCAACATTCTTGGGTTTAGCTGATGTTACCCCATCTACATTTGACGCTAACAAGTTTGTGGCGGTTAATCCTGATGGCGATGGGTTAATATTTAGCCAACCGAGTTTCACGGGCTTAAAGGAGTCTCCACAGTCATTAGAGGCAAATAGGTATCTAGCTATAGATTCAGCAGGGACAGGCATAGTATTCACTGGGGCTGCAACTGCATTTACCGGCCTGTCGGATACTCCAAGCTCCATAGGAACTTCCGGGCAAGCTTTAGTAGTTAATAATCAAGCTGATGGAATTAGTTATACTGGACTTGTGACATCTTTTACTGAATTGTCTGATACTCCAGACATTCTAGATGCTAACAAAATTCTTGTAGTTTCCACAGACCATAAGAGCTTAGAGTTGAAATCTCTTACCTTTACGGGGTTATCGGACACTCCTAGCTCAGTACAAACTAGTAAATACCTTGGAGCGAATGGCGGGGGGCAGATAGCTTGGCTAGACGGAACTGATGCTGGAGGATCCGCTCCGAGCTTTTCTGGGCTAAGCGATACTCCTTCCGATTTCGATTGGAGCTCTGTAAGTGGATCGATTATTAGGGCGAACCAAAATGGAATGGTATTTAGTGGCCTAAATTTCAACGAACTGGTTGGTGTCGATCCCGGGGTTACCGGAATACCTTCGTACTTATACATGGACTCTGCCGGAGAAGTGAGAGCCCTAGATGTTACGTTTACGGGACTAAGTGATACTCCTTCAGCAATATCCGGATTAAAATACTTGAGAGGCAATTCGATTGGAAACTCCTTAGAATTTGTCGATCTCCCAGAATCAAGTTCAGTTTCGGGATTCACTGGCCTGCACGACACCCCGTCTTCTTATGATGTCGGAAAATTTTTAAAAATCAATACTGCGGGTAATGCGATTGAATATGGAGTGCCATCTTTTACGGGGTTATTCGATACTCCCGACACATTAACTCCAAATGCTTTATTAAAAGTCAATCCAGTAGGTAATGGTTTTGTTTGGGCGACTGGAGCCAGTGGGGCAAATGTTGTACAGTCGGGATTAGGGTCTTCCCATTTCACGGGCCTACTTGACACTCCCTCCAACATAGCACCTAATAAAGTCTTAGTCGGGACTAAATTTAATACTTTAAACTTCGTCAGTCCAGATTCGTTAAACTTATATTTCACTGGGCTATCTGACGCTCCAAATTATCTAGAAGAGGGAAAGCATCTTGAAGTAAACAAGGGGAGCTTAATACAAGTAGACCCAAAGGACACTTTTCTAAAACTAATAGATACACAAAGCGAGTTTAGTCCAAGCGATTCTTTTGGAAGAATTACTGTAGGGCCAGATAACTCTTTAGTAACTCGGCATACTATTGATTTAGATTTTGAATATAGCACGGGAGAAGACAGTAATCTATCGGAACTCATTGAGCATGCCGCACTTTCCCACCATCCTTGGTATCAACTGCCGCAGCAGAAGAACCTTGGGATTGGTAATTATAATGCATACATGAAAAAAGGGTTGCCCTCTCCGGAACTGCAAACATGGAACCCTACTCAATATTCAAATAGAGGGTTAATTCTCGGCTCGGAATTGGAGGAAAGGGCTAATGATGGAACATTGAGCGATGTCTTAAGGAATAGTGGGTCTCAAACAATTTATCTTAAATTTAAAAATCCATTATTTTTAGATAAGATACAAATTGCTTTGGCTAACATCCCCGGAGTCAGTGACAACTCTGCATATAAGAAAAATTATGCTGTTTTTACCTTAATTGATTCATTGAACAATAATGCTCTTCTACATGGGAGGAATTTAGCTTACAACAGGCGTGAATCGATCATACAAGGATTAATTGACCCAGTACGTACCCACCCGTCGACGCATTATCAAGATACACCTATAGGTGTGCCCCTTATGGGCAATATACACGAAGGGCTGACTGATAGCATAGAGGGTCTATCCAGATATGGAATCGCCGCTAAGATTAGCTCGATGGATTCCTCTGTTTTTAGGGCCTTGAAGATGGGTGAAAATTACCCAATTACTGCATTCGGGGGATGGGGCAATCAAAATATTGGGGCGAGTCATAAATTGGTATTTGGTACCGATAGACTTTATTTTAAAAATTTATTTCGTGGCTACGAATGGAACTTCTTCTACTATAAAGCCAACGGAACACCTCGGAGCGAGCCGAGTGGTGAGCAAATACACAATGGCTCTCCCGATTTAGAACTCGGATCAGAAGTAACTCCTCTTGCCCTAAATGGAATATTTATTTTTGCAGCAGATACACATTCAAGTTATCAAAAACCTTTTGCTATCGAGGACATTAAAATAGTTTCGAGTAGCAGCCCCATCTCAGGAACCTCCAAAGAGCCTAGGTACGTAGTAAGTAAAGTTGATCGAGATCTTTCATATTTTTACGATTCTAAAGAGAGTAACAATGCTACCTTGTATCTAAGGAGGGGGCAATCGTATAGGTTTAATATTTCGAGATCCATCGGGTCAAAGTTTTATATTTATAGGGATTCTGCTAAAACAAAAATATGGTCTCATAAATCACTTACAGTTAATGGGATAGATAGCGGGTCTATGGTTTTTGATGTTCCTTTAGATTGCCCAGAGGTGCTATATTATGGCTCAGCAGGAACATTGGTGGGAACAATTATAATCCCTAAAGGGAAACCCATAGTCGCCGGAGAAGGGGTTCAAATTACAGAAGCTTTAAACTCTCTATCAATATCGGCAACTGGAGATTCGGGGACAGCAGATGCAGTGACCGGAGCAAAAACTCTAGGAAATTTAGGCGGCGGAGAAGTAAGTCTACTCGGGGGGATTGGCGATAGCGAAGTTAATTTCAAAAAGATAGTTGCAGGAACCAATATAACTCTAGACTCCGATTCTCAATCTGTTGTTATTAATTCTGCCGGAGGAGGGGCTAGCTCAGCCGGAATAACGGGTGCATCAAACCTGCTCGGAGACGGAGCATTCGCAATGCTAAATAAAGTTAGCACGAATAATCCCCTTGGAATTATTGAAGCAAAATCCATAAAGGGAGGAGAGGGCATACAGATTGCCGAAAGTGATGACAAGAAAAGTGCCGTCATACTGGCCACTGGATTAAATCGGTTTATAACAAGTGCCGAAAATGTAGGGTCAAAAAATACCCTATTACTACCAGTTACGGATCAAACAATTAAAGTTAAGACGATTGAAGCGGGCGATAATATAACAATTTCGTCGCCGGATTCCAATACTTTAAAAATTGCATCTGCTGCCGGCGGTGGTGGAATGACTAGTGCTGACGCCGACGGAGATAGTCTTATTACTACATCTGACGATACTAAATTAAGAAAATTAAAGGCTGGTGACAATATTAGCTTTCATGTCGAAAACAAGCTCCTGACTATTAATGCGGGAGGGATGGCCACGTCGCCCGGGAGTGGCGGAATAGGGCATACCGAAAGAGTCAAGACGTTAAGCAACTTCAATGGCATTATACCCGATCAGCTTTTAGTAAATATGGTAGGTCAATATGCCCCGGCATTAGGAACATTTGCCTTTAGGTCTATATACACCAAGCCGAACGATTCCACCGTTAGTTATATACAATACCGTGATGAAATGGATGGTATAAATACCATAACATTCGATAATAATACAAACGGGACAAATCCGGTCATAACCAACAATGTTTATGCTTTTGATAGCAATACAACAAGCTTACTTGATGCCATAAATAATGATCATGCAGTTTATTTAGGGGGCGGGGCTTCCTCAAGTAGTAGTAGTAGTAGTAGTAGTAGTTCCACTGGTGGAATGGGATCTAACTCAATTATATCCGCAAGGAACAAGACTGGAATAACTTTACCTGATTATATTATCGTTTCTTGGTTTGAAGACGATACCGTCCTTACTCTTTCATTTATTGACGATGACCACATTTGGTATGAATCTGCAGCTGGCGATTACCGTTTCCTCAAGAAGTTTAACAACAATAAGACTGCTGATGATTATGGTACACATCATGCCTATCTACCAAACGGCGGGAGTTATCCCATAGTGGGGTGGGATACGACTGCATCACTCAAGGATTATGTAGATGCGGATAAGGCTGGGTATTTGGGCGGCGGAGCTTCCTCAAGTAGCAGTAGTAGCAGTAGTAATCTAGCGATAAAACAAGACACTTATGTAGGAGACGGGCAGGCTAGTGGGATTTATATACCTTTAGATTTTATACCTGCTCAGGTAGACATTCAGAGTGAGGGAAGCCTTGCCGGTAGTGGCCCTTACTATGGAAACACAACATTGCTTTTAAGTAATAGTGGCGAAAATTCTGTTTATAATTGGCAGAGTCCGGGAAGCGACCATCTTAATTACTCAAACATTTCTGATAACGGTACAATTTCTGGAAAAGGTTTCATTGCAAGGGGGACGACCAACGATTCGTCTTATAATCTTAATGGATGCACATATCATTATACGGCAATTGCTAACGGAGCTTCCTCAAGTAGCAGTTCTTCTTCGAACGGCGGCCTTGGCTCTAACTCAATAGTAAAATCTGCAAGCAATTTCGATGGAACTCTTCCCGACTTTTTATATTTAAGTTGGGCTAATTACGGGGAAGTTTCGGGCATAGCAAGCCTCAATAGTTTGGAACCTACAATACAATATAGAATTCCAAACGCCAGTCAGCATTTCTATATGTCTTTCGAAAATGATGCCATAGGAACATATAATGACCATGCTAATGTTGACTTACTTCCGGGAAATAGTGAGCCTTCACTAAAGGACTTCATAGATGCAAATAAGGCGATCTATCTAAGTGGTGGCGGTGGTGCTGGTGGAGGCGGCGGCGGAAGTTCCAATTTCCTTGGACTAACAGACACTCCATCCGACTTTACTGCCAGTAAATACCTCAAAGTTAATGCCGGCGGAGATGCATTAGAATTCACCGATATAGCTGGAGGAGGTGGAGGCGGAACAATTACAGGAGCAGCAACAGCCGAAGGCTCAACCAAAACTTTACTATCCGGAATAGGTAATAGAAAATGGGACGGAACTTCTGACGGTGGATTTATTGGGTTTAAGGGATTAAGTGCTGGAACTAATGTTGAATTGACGGAATTAAATGACGAAATAGTTATTACCGCAGCAGGGGCAACCGAAACTCATATAACAAAAAATATTAATCTTACGGGAATACTCGCGACTCAATCGCTGGGGACAGTTTCTGATGGTAAATCGGTTTATGGTATAACAGAAAACAATATTGCTACATTTAAGAGAATCAAAGCGAAAGATACTTCTATTGTTTTATACGACAGTGACGACGGAAAATCAATAGAAATCCAAGCTAGCCCACCGCCAATAGATCTCTCCTCCTTTATAAGCGGCACCGAGAATTTAGGGCTTGATACTCAAGGGCATAAAGTTCATACGGAAATTTCCGATCAAATAGCAAAATTTAAAAGAATACAAGCTGGACCATCCGCAACAATTACTAGCGATGAAAATTACGTAACTATTGATGTTAATGCATGTGCTATGGCTTCAGCAATTCAAAGTACAGCAAAACCTCCAGAGGTCGCATATTACGAATCAAGTGGAATTTTATCGGGCTCATCTTTATCATTAGTTAACTTGGGTTATGCCGACGATAAAACTAATCCAGTTGGAGACGGCTGTGAATACTTAAGCTTGTATATAGATGGAAACAGAATGTCTAGTTCAAACATGGAAGGAGTGAATGACTGGAGGCCCGCAGGGACTTCCGGGGTAGTTTTTCATATGGGAATCCCAAGCGGATCGATGATAAGCACCTCACTTGTAGTATAATGGCTTATCTTTGGGCAGCACCTACTGGACAATTTTCAGAAAGCTTCAACTGGAGTGATCCCACGATATGGAAGGAGAGCGACAGGACTGCTTTACATACTGCAGTTGGCTCGACTTCTGTCCATCTGAGCGATGCAGGCAGAGTTCCGCAAAAGGGAGACTCCGTAATAATAGGCCCACAGCAAGGTCATGGAGGGACGGCCGATATTTCTACTTCAAATTTAGACTTAAGTGCCGAGGCTTACGGAGGGAACTTCAGGAATCTACCTAAGAACGAAACCATACGGCAATTAAGAAATTGGAAAGCCTTTCAGGGTAAGACGGATAGAGTTAAAACAAAAGATTTAAAACTTATTGGAAATCCCGATTACTTTGTGGCTCCCGGGGGAATGTTTCATAAACCAGAAAGCCATGCGGGGACACTGGTAGCTTCCTCGGCATCAATAAACAATTATACAGATAAAATTTTAATAAGTTCTTGGGTATACCCTAGCTATCATGGTGGGAATCAAATGATAGCCACAAAGGGGCACATGGCTTACCCCAACCAATTTCTACTGTATAGGTCAGGCGGTTATTTATATTTTAGAATATATCAACATTACGATTCAACTGACAAAAACAAACGTAGAGAGGCATATATTAGGTTAACTGGATCCCTCCCGACTCAGAAATGGACTCATATTGCGGCTGTATGGAATGGATCTCAGATATCATCTGTTGACGATGTGAAAAGCAATTTAAAATTATACATAGATAATGTAGAAATCCTTACAGATGGAAGTTCCGATTTCTTTCCGTATTGGTACTCTTATAATTACGATAGCAACCCCTTAACCGCTATGGGCGGAAGCATTGACGGAATAAAAGATCCTGTATTTGCAGTCGGATCTTTAGCTTCTTACGGTGACGGGACCAACTACCCTTTATATCCGTTCTATGGAACGATTAAAAATTTATCGATACATGGTGATGTTTCCAATTATGCATCGAAAATAAGTTCTATATATAATAATCGAGTAGTTTTAGATTCGGACGATTCTGTTTGGGCTTCTACCGACGCGGATCATTTATATTCCTTCGAGGACTCATCTAACATAGGGCTTGACTCTAGAGGCCCTAGCCACTTAACGGAATTCGATAAAGACGCATCTTACAGTCACATTAATATATTTACTAACCATGTCAAGTCATGCCGAGCTGAAGTAGCTCCAGTAAGCTCAAGTACAGCATGGCAAGCTCACCATTTTAGCCACACGACATATAATATGTCCGATGATGGATCGTCTGGACCTTGTGCCATACCCAGCGGAGAATTCAACTCTCCTGTAGGATTTTATTTAGCTGCTAGCGGAGTCCCGGTAATGCCATTCAATAGCACTGTGAGGGGGTGGGGAGTTAACTATAATGCAGAGACAGGAATCATACAAACAAACACAAGTAAAGGTAATGTCTTAAGATTGTCTTATAGTGGATTTTCAAATAGCTATCACGGGACATCGAATTCCTTTGATTCTGATTATACTAAGGAGCATTCCTACTATTTAAAAAATGCAAAATTTCACTCGATTAACACGGGGGATGGGTTTATTCAAGATCCGGCCGTGTGGACAGATGATGAGGATTATTTTCATTTCCAATTCGTCAGGATTGGAGCGACCATTAATGCAGTTCCTAGCGATTTTCCTTACGATAGTAGTGTTGCACTCAGCAATAGTATTAATCAAGTAGGGAGATCGATTAAGGAACTATGGGTTAATTATGGAGGGAATTTAAATATAGCAGATAATACTAAATTGTATACAGATGGGAATGTCACTCTTTACCCCGGAACTTCCTTCAAGATGAAGAAAGGGGAAATTGTGAGCACTAAGCACAGGGGCCTTGTCGAGGTTAAATTAACTGCAGGCCTTGGTCAAGATTGGTCTTTTACCGGAAGTGAGACACGACTCAATACAACTATTCCTCAAGAAGTTAATATTGGAGACAATTTCATAACAGTAAAAGCCGGTAAAGCTGAAAGCTTTGGGGCTGGAGATATGGTTTGCATAGAGCCAAAGATAACGAAGTATCCGTTCATGTCAAATTCAGGAGTGAGTCCTTCGGGTGAAAATAATTTCTTGGGGCTTGGTCAGCATCTAGATGAACCCGAGAACGATACAGAAGAAGCCTTTTTGGTTAGCCATGTAGATGCCACCCTTGATAGATTATATGTATCTTCAGTAGCGAGAAGTTCAGCATCTGTTATCGCCGACAGTAATGGGAGCGAGGTATTAATATCCGATATAGAGGGCGATTTATTTAAAGAAGGAGACTCTGTGGTTATAAATGATCAAATCGTAACGGTCTCCCAAATTGAAAAAACTAAATATATCTACTATGAATATCCCTTTGATAGTACTCCCGAATTAGACGATTGGACTTTTGATTCTTCATCAGACGAAGCTTCGGCAACTGGAGAAAACCCGTTCGCTATAGAATGGAGAATTAAACAAAATTCTACTGGATTAAATTACCTATCCATGACCGGGTATCAGCATTTTTACTTAGACGGAACTAAAATCTCAACCTCTGGGCATAGTTCTTATAATTCATACTATTACGACACAGTTGGGATTCAGGGCGGCGGAGTGACTGCTGGAGCCAGAACTAAAGCTGAAGCTAATAAGGGTAAGGGTTGGGAGTGGAACAATTCACCAGTACTTCAGGATTATCACACTTTATTTGCGGGGCATGGAGACTTGGCCGGAGAGCCCCACAATGGACTCAGCCTCGGCACTTACTACGAAAGACAATTATTGCATAAAACATATTACGAAAGCAATCCTTATATAGAATTTGAAGTGAGCCCATTGTCGGACTTCTCTACCGGGAAAGTGCTTGCAAATATTAGTCGATTGTATGGCTGTGGATGGGATTTACCACTAGGGGAATACAAGCCTATAAACAATCTTACTTATACAAAAAGCTCTAAAATGTCATTTACATCATACCCGGGGCATTATTCAGATCAGGCACCGAAGATTAATTTGATGACATTGGGCTGTAACACCAATCGAATTATTGATATAACTGGATACAACGGGAAAGATGTAAAAGATTTCTATCAACCTAAGAAAGTTTCAATATCAAAATTTAATGGACTAGAGACAGTAACATTTGATGGAGATGTAATTTCTCAATCCAAACAAAAATCTTCTGCGGGCAAATTCGGGCTATGGTCATACGGAAATCCAACGGCTACATTTAAAAATGTAAAACTAGGAGTTAATTGTTACAAGTTAACACTGAATGGCTATGTCCTCAAAGACGATCCCGCCATACCAAAAGGGGCCAAGATTTTAGAAATGGGGAGAATTAAAAAATACCATTCAGCTGAGAGCGAAATAACTAAAGTCGCAGGGCAAGTCATTGGCCTTGAGAACTTTGAGTCAATAGCATCTCCAATTAATGAAATAAACTCCAATAAAAACCCAGAAAATGAACCTGCAGATTTAAGGCTGCCGAGTTCGACCAAGTCTCATCCGGAGGTCGTTAGGTGGTCAAAAAAGCACTACGGAACGAGGACCTACGGTTCGCAGGCATATTTCGCAGGAAACTCACTAGACCCAAGTCAGGATGTTGATTCTGCTTATGCGGGATACAATAATAAAGATGACGGGGTAATGATAATAGACTTAAAGCAAGTCAAGAACTTTAATCACATATCCTTAAATATGGGGCATGGCACCCAAATTGGACAGGTTCAGAATTTAAGAATTTCAGTATCTAATGATGGATTTAATTTTGAATCTATCAGGAGTGGGAATTGGATGAATAATCATAATTTATTTCAAACTTATGAGTTGAGTAAATACACCACCAGTTCCAACAGAAACCCCTCTATGTACGATGGAGACACGGACAAAAGACTACTGGGTAGTGTCAGATATTATAATATATTACCATCCTCTACAGTTTCTTCATATTATTCAAATGGGGCAGATAATGTATCTGCTAGGTTTATAAAAATAGAATTCAAGAATATAAGGACCCACACTAATGGACATGCGAACTACATTAGGAATTTGGGAGTGTATAGTTTTGAATTTGAAAAAACGGGCGGAACAAAAATCGCTCCAAAGTTTACGGTAAAACTTAGTAGTGTTTCCGATATGCAAGTTGGAGATAGAATCCAGATGATTCAAACTGCGAATCAAGAGAACGAAGTCTTGGCCGGATACAGTGATTACAACGGCTCCTCTGCCATATGGAATAGGTCAACTCATTGGTCGGTAGGAAGGGTGGATAAGGAGGACTTTAATAACAATTTAGAAACTTCATACGAGATTATTTCCGTTGACTCAAGCAGCAATACAGTTCAGTTAAGCAGGCCGCTGGACCTTGGGAATTTAATGACTCCAGAAAGAATGGGGCAAAAGATTTTTGTATATAAAGTGAATAGAGATTTCAAAATGAAAGGCATGATTGGTAGCGGGGAGGCGGGGAAAGACCCGTTTTCCGGCATAAAATTTTGGCTGAATTTAAGTTATGGATACAGGCAAAGCTCATTTGAGATAAACTTCAAAAACATAGAGTTTCAAAATGCATTAAATCAATATTCCCATTACGGGATTCACCTTTATCATGATTATTCCTTTTATCTAAACAAAACATATAGTCCATACTTTGATTCCAACGGACTTAAGGTTAGAAGAGACTTTGATTATGGGAAGAAAAAGGTTGCAGTAATAGTGGACGGTCTATCCTTTACCGATAATACTTTAAACACCCACTATGCAATATCGGTATACAGACCCACGGCGTTCCATGCTCCATTAATAATGAAAAAAAATTATTTTGGAAGAGTGCATTGTAATTCAACGACAAGCCAAGACCCCACTTACGGAGTAGGTTATCTAAGATACAATGGTAACATCAAAAATGGGTTTGGAGACTTCATTGGAATTAACGGCGAAATCAAAGGCAATATTTCTTCTCGATACGACAATTACGGCGGGGAGCATTCAATGTACCTCCCGTTTAAGCATTTAGGAGCCAAACAGGATATTGACGATTTATTATTTTTATCCGACGCTCCATATGTGTATAATAAATTTTACAGTACAGAAGTCGGAGGTGAACAAAATTTAATAACCAAGACTGATGGGTTTCTTAAAAAACAAGGGGGCATAATGTTGACTGCTGGCAAGTACTCATGGCAACTGCAGTCTAGATATGGCCTAGACTTACTAGAGCCAAGACTACTACAGTTTGATTGGATAGACGAAACTTTTCTCACAAGAGGCACTAAGTATTTATTGAGAAACCCAGCCACCACTGAGCAAATATTTTTGAATCAAAATAAAAAGTGCTCATATCCTTGGAATGCTAATTTAAATGAAAAAAGTAAATTCTATTCGGACAGCAATACATTTTCGATTATAGAGATCACAAAAGAGAATCGGATAAAATATCACGGGTCTTCTTATCATCCATACAGCAACACTGTGAGCACCTTTGAAAAACCGGCATTATTTGCGATGTTCCAAGGCGAATCTAATGGTGGATACAAGATTAGATTCAAGGGTTCAGTGAAAATGTTAAATAAAGCCATACTACAAGCCGGGGATTCTGACAAGCCCATTATCCAGACGTTCGTAAAAAGAAATTATTATCCAGCAATCAATGATCACATGCCATCAATTTTTGCCTACGGCAAAGGGGGAAGGGAACTTTTGTTTCAAGAAAAATTAGTAAACAAACAGACCTTTGAGGCTGATAAGTTTTTTCATTTTGACAAAACTATAGAAATTAATAATTCAGACAAAGTCTTTATTGGATTCGCCTTCCTTCCTTTCAAACTGTCAACAGTGGAGCTGTATGGATTTTCAGCTGCAATTCTAGATGCTAAAACAGATGTATTTGAACATCATAATGATTTTTCGTCATTTAATAAAAACTATGTAGAAAGACTGGATGATAGATTAGGGAACCACACAGCAGTAGGAACCGCATCAAGTACATTAGATGTGGGATCAATTTCTGGAATAACAATTAAATTACAACAATGAAGCATAGAATATACAACGGAGAGAGTTTGCAGTTTTTTGATACTGGAAATAATTTAAAAGCCACACTGGAAGGTGGGAACACTTTTAATTTCGCCACATTAAATGGAACTATAACAGTTTCAGGATCTAACCCCGTGGTTACTATGTCTAGCGGAGTTTCAAATGTCAGTTTCGGCTCTAGTAAAATGGCTGTAGATATAAGCTTAGAAGGGGGTGGGGCGATAACCTCAAAGGGGAAAACTTTATACATAGGGAAGAAGGGTGACACTGTGAATTTAGATGTCCCCGGAGTTTTATATTTAATGCCATCAACATTTTTAGCTCAGGAGATGGAAGCCTCAACCCTGAAGCTGTCTAACCTTCCTACATCGGACCCCGGGATTGCTGGCACTTTATGGAACGACTCAGGAGCGGTTAAGATTAGTATTTAAAATGGAGCCTGTTGCCACAATAATAGCTGCTATCATATCAGCCGTTGGAGCCTTGCTTAGTGTTTGGCTTGGGAGATATTTAATTAGTAAAAAAAATAGACCCGATCCAGTCATTAAAGACTCCGCCTTAAGTGCTAATGTGTATACGGCTCTAAATTACACAATGGAGGAAATGAATGCGGATAGGGCTTATGTCTTTGAATTTCACAACGGCGGACACTATTACTCTGGCAGGGGGCAGCAAAAATTTAGCTGCACTCATGAGATGGCAAAAAAGGGGATAAGTAGAGAGTGCAACAGATCCCAAGAGCATAGAGTATCAAATTACCACACATACATAAGTGAGCTTATTTTGAATTCAAAATTTGAATATGACGATGTAAATAAAATGCTTGACAGTTCATTCTTAATGCTGCTCAATAGGTCTGGAGTGAAGAGCATTTTGAACATTCCAATAAAAACCTTGAACGGTAAAATCATAGGAATTCTCGGAGTAGACTATGTAGGGGAAGAAATACCTAATGGCTTTCAAGAGGAAAATTACCTATTAATGAAAACTCAAGCCAGAATAATCGCTGGGTATTTAGTTTAAAATAGAATTTTATAAAGTAATTGCATATTATATAGATATGTTATCTACTTATTGTCAAAGTTGCGGGAGCAAGAATGAATACCAAACTCAAAAACCAAAATTTTGTGGACATTGCGGAGAGCCTTTTAATTCTGGCTCGGTAATTACAAAAGAACAACAATTGGTAAAAAGAGAAAAAAACACCGCCTCAAGAGAAGACACTAACTTAGATGAGGAAGGTACCGATGTTTTTGAGGTCCCAGATTTAGCGGACTTAGAGTATGAAGTGTCTTACGATCAGTCAAGTTTTAGCCTTGGGTCCCTAATAGGTCAGTCAAGCATAAATAATTCAGAACCTCCCCCAAAAAAGAAAAGGGGGAGGCCGAGAAAAACAAGAACAACGAATGCCAAAAAGAAAAAAAGTTAAATATGAAGACATGGCAGATGTTATTAACGTTGAGATTAGGAAGAGAAAGGGGAAGTGGTTTTTAGATTCCGTACCTTGGATAGACTTTGATGATGTAGAACAAATTATAAGAATCCACATACATCAAAAATGGGATAAATGGGATCAATCTAGAGACCTAAAGCCTTGGATCAATAAAATAATTACGAATCAATTTAAAAATATTCTTCGGAATTATTATTTAAATTTTGCAAGACCATGTACGAGTTGCCCATTTAATAGCTCCGCCATTGACGAAAATTCATGCTCTTTCACTAAAAGCGGCAATCAAGATGACACTTGCCCTTTATATAAAAAGTGGGCAAAAAGTAAAAAGAATGCTCATGATGTAAAAATTCCCTTACGTTTAGACGGAATGGAATTTGAGCAAATTACTCAAGATTCGCCAAATTCATTTAATTTAGATTCATCTATAGAGAGAGTTCAAAGATATCTAAGGATTGAGTTATCAGAGAAATACTATGATGTCTACTTAATGCTGTTTATAGAAAACAGAAGCGAGGATGATGTGGCGAAAGAGCTGGGGTATAAAACCACCGAACAAGGTCGAGCGGCAGGATACAAGCAGATAAAGAATATAAAGAAAATGATAAAAGAAAAGGTAATTAAAATAATTAAAGACAAAGATATTATTTACTAATGAAACTTAACGAAGATCAAGAAAAATTTATCGATGATAATTTTCATAAGATTCCAGATCTAATCGAACTTACTCGAGCCGTCTTTAAAGACGGAACCATTGACGGCAGATCAGTAGAAGGGAGGGCGGTAAGGAAATACCTTGCCGATAACAATGTTAAATATAAAACTACTGAAAAGGTTAAAGTAAAGCCTATTATTTTAAACGATGAACAGAAGGAATTTATTGTTCAGTATGCGGATGACGGAATGTCTAGCTTTCAAATAGCTCAAATTTTATTTACGGATAGAGAAATCAAGAATCTGGGCATGGAGCAAAGAACTGTTCACGGATATCTTAAGGCAGTTAAAAAACAAAAGAGAGCCGACAGCAGGGAAGTGGCTTCGACGTATTCTCCCCCAGAGGATACTCAGGAATGTGTTGATTTGGTTAATTTATATTCTAGCGAAAACTTCAAGGTAGAAGAATTAAAAGCTATAGAGAAGAAATCAATAGAATCTTTGTTTAAATTTCTCCGGTCACCAAGATTCAACCAACTCATAAGCAACTACAGGAAGCCTGACGATCAAAATTTATTTGAAGCAGAATTCATTAGAGCCACTTGGGACAAGCCAGACCTAACCGCAGATGAAGTTAATTTATACATTAATGTTTGTGTCGATTATATTAATTTAAAAAACATCGGAGCCCATGTGGAGAAATTAAATGGGATGTTTGAGGATGCCGACGAACAGCAGGATATGACAGTTAGGTTGGCTGAATTATTAAAAACGAAAAGCGAAGAGTACAACCAGTGCGAGAAGCGACAAGAATCTTTAATTAATAGGCTCGCTGGAGATAGGGCAAAAAGAGTAGCTAATCGCCAAGATAAAAATGCATCAATACTATCGCTCGTTGAAAGTTTCCAGAACGAAGAGGACAGAAGGCTGATGATAAAGATGGCAGAAATGCAAAAGAGAGCCGTGGAGGAGGAGGCGGACAACTTTGAGTCCATGCAGGATTGGAAGTCTAGAATTTTAGGAATATCAAAGAGCGATGTCATTTAAGTGCAAGGCTTGCGAGGAAGAGTTTTCTTCCGAAAAGGGGTTGCATCTTCATTTGAAAAAGCATAAAATGGATTTAGCTACTTATTACACTACCTACTACCCTAGGAAAAATTTACTAACGGGAGATATTCTACCCTTTAAGAGTAAGGAGGAATACTTCAGTAAAGACTTTTCAACGAAAGCTCAACTCATTAAATGGTGCTTACAGGAGGATAAGAAATTGGTTAAGCCTTATGTATTGAAAAAATTAAAGGAAAGAGTGGATTTAAAAAATCTTAATCACGGGCCAAACCACTTGGAATTAAAAATCGCTGGTTTGCCTGATATAGACGTATATAAACATTTGTTTGGGTCTTACTCAAAGGCTTGTGGGCAAGTGGGAGTAAAGCCTTTATTTAATAAAAGGGTTGATAAGAGCTTTTTTTCTGAAGAAAATGATTTTGAAAACTTGAAAATCTTCGTAGACACAAGGGAGCAACAGCCGCTTTGTTTTAAAAATTCAGAAAATTTAAAATTAGATTTCGGAGATTATACTTTAACCGGCGAGGATTATAATTATACATACATCGACAGGAAGGGGGAGCAAGACTTTAAAGGGACTCTTAGTGGTGGATTTGAAAGGTTCACTAGGGAGCTGGAGAGAGTTAAGGATTTCGAGTGTTATCTGTTTGTTATTATTGAAAGCGACTTAAATCAGATATACAAGAAAAATCGATGGGGGCCACATAAGTCTAATTTAAATTTCATATATCACAATATGAGAGTTCTGACCCATAAGTTCAAAGGCCATTGTCAGTTTGTGTTTACCGGGAATAGGGAAAATTCGGAAAAAATAATTCCAAAAATATTAGGCCTAGGCAAAGCTTTATGGGATTCTGATTTACAATACTATATAGATAAAAATGGCTTGGATTGAAGGAAATCAAAACAGGCCAGAGAGGCCTGACATCAACAAAGAAATGCTCGGAATTGAAGGGTTTCTGGAAGAGGATGAGGCTAAGGTGGAGTTATATAAATTCCTGAAGGATAATATAACTTTTTCAACGAACTTAATTTCTGGAGTAGAATTGTTTCCGTTTCAGCATATGGCAATTAAGGCTATGTTTGAAACTGATTACTTCATGGGGGTATGGAGTCGAGGAATGTCAAAGTCTTTCACGACTGGAATATTTGCATACCTAGATGCAATAATGCATCAGGGTGTAGAGATAGGGATTCTGGCTGCATCATTCAGGCAGTCGAAGCAAATTTTTAAAAAAATTGAAGACATAGCATCTAAGCCAGAAGCTAGACTGCTGGCTGATTGCATAACGAAAAAATCAAAAAACAATGATGAGTGGTTAATGGAGATAGGTAGAAGCCGGATTAGAGCCCTGCCATTGGGTGATGGGTCAAAGCTTCGAGGCTTTAGATTTCACAGGATTATTATTGATGAATTTTTATTAATGCCAGAAAGAATTTACAACGAAGTTATAGTCCCCTTCCTTTCTGTGGTTGAAAACCCCACCCAAAGAGAAAATCTTTGGAAATTAGAAACGAAGCTAATAGAGAAAGGGGAAATGAAGGAGGAGGATCGCCATAAGTGGCCAAACAATAAATTAATAATGCTTTCGTCAGCATCTTATAAATTTGAATACATGTATAAACTTTACAGTCAATTTGAATCATTGATAATGTCGGAAAAAAGAATGGATGATGCCAAGAGGTGTATAATGAAGTTTTCTTACGACTGTGCCCCCCAGAGACTATATGATCAGAACTTAATCAATCAAGCCAGAGCGACAATGAGTCAATCTCAATTCGAGAGAGAATTTGGAGCTATGTTTACCGATGACAGCTCTGGTTATTTTAAAACTTCCAGAATGGCTGTATGTACCGTAGCAGATGGGGACGACCCACATATCGAAGTCAAGGGAAATCCTAAGGATCAATACATTTTAGCATTCGATCCGTCTTGGTCCGAAAGTGAAAGTAGCGATGATTTTGCTATGCAGGTTTTAAAATATAACGAATCGAATGGGTCTACGACTTTAGTTCATTCATATGCGATGTCAGGAACTCCATTAAAGGAACACATTTTTTATTTTTATTATTTAATAAAGAACTTCAACATTATCGCAATGGTGGGGGATTACAATGGGGGAGTTCAATTTGTAAATGCAGTCAACGAAAGTCATTTGTTTAAATCTGAAAAAATAGAAATCAAGCAGATCGAAGCTGAGCTTGATAAGATAGACTCTTATTCTCAGAATTTAAAAATAGCAAGGCAGCAGTACGATAAAAGCGGCCACAGAACCTTAATACTAAGAAAGCCAACCTCCGCATGGATTAGGAGGGCAAATGAATTACTGCAAGCTAATTTTGATCATAAAAAATTATGGTTCGGATCTAGGGCTGTAGACGAATCTTACAATAGCGAAAGAGCGAAAAAAATACCAATCGCTAAATTAAAGTTCTTAAGAGCTTCGGACGATCAGGAAAAGCAAAGCTCAGCAGCCAAGATGATAGACTTTGTGGAGCATCAATATGATATGATTAATATGACTAAGGGGCAATGTGCATTAATCCAAATCACAACCTCACCCCAAGGAACTCAAACTTTCGACCTACCCCTAGAGCTTAAAAGGCAGACTGGGCCAGACAAAGCTAGGAAGGATTCGTATTCTGCATTGATATTGGGTAGCTGGATGGCGAAAACATATTTCGACATGATGAATGCACCAAAAGAAGAAGTTCAATCGACATTTTCACCAATGTTCATAAGTTAACTTTTAACTTTTGTGGACTTTTGGGATAACTTTGTGTAATATCACTTGTGAGCGACAAAAGAAAATACACTAAAAGGTCTAATTATTGGGATAAGTTCAAGAGCGACGAAAGGTCCATCGAGGACATGATAAAGTTTCAAACTCTCGCCCAAAGTGTGGCTCCAGCAACAGCTGGAGAACCCATATACACTGAAACGTCTTCAGCGAGCAGGAGAACTCATCACTCTAGCTCTACCGGAGGGAGGAGTAACTCTATCTATAATAGCTCAAAGAATCATAAATATACAAATATTAAAAATGGATTACTTCCATATGAATATGCCAAAGACGGAACAAATATAAGGGAAGCTATAGAGCTTTGCCAGAAAGCTTATGCTAATGTTGCTATTTTTAGAAATGCTGTAGATATTATGGCTGAGTTTTCCAACTCGAACATTTACTTAGAGGGTGAAAATGATAAATCTAAAAAATTCGTCGAGAAGTGGTTCGAGAAAATTCAAATATGGAAACTAAAGGATCAATTTTTCAGAGAATATTATAGATCTGGAAATATATTTTTATATCGACTGGATGGAAAGTTTTCTTCTGATGATTTTGCTAAATTGAATTATGTATATGGGTCTGGGTCGTTGAAGCCGGGAGAAATTCCGATTAAATATACCTTACTCAACCCTTATGATATAGTAATAGAGTCGGCGACAGCTTTTAATAACGGAATATACAAGAAGGTGTTGTCCGATTATGAATTAGAAAGATTAAGATCTCCAAAAACTGATGACGACAAACAGGTTCTAAAGTCCCTGCCTCCAGAAGTTAGAAAAAAGATTAAAGAAGGGCAATTCAATAGAGACGGATTATCTATGGAATTAAAACCAGAAAAACTCGTCTATTCTTTTTATAAAAAGCAAGACTATGAGCCATTTGCCGTCCCCTTTGGGTTTCCAGTTCTAGATGACATTAACTGGAAGATGGAACTTAAGAAGATAGACCAAGCCATAGTTAGGACTGTGGAAAATGTAATTTTATTAATTACTATGGGCGCGGAGCCTGAAAAGGGAGGAGTGAACCCTAACAATCTCCAAGCAATGCAGGAGCTTTTCAAGAATGAGAGTGTCGGCAGAGCATTGATTGCTGACTATACAACAAAAGCTGAATTCGTAATACCAGACTTAAAGAAAGTAATAGGGTCGGAGAAATATCAAATTGTAAATGAAGACATAAGAGAAGGTCTTCAGAATGTAATTGTAGGAAATGAGAAATTCGCCAATACACAAATCAAAGCTGAGATATTCCTAGAGAGGCTAAAGGAGTCTAGAAATGCATTCTTAAATGACTTCCTGCAACCTCAAATTAAAATGGTATGTAAAAACATGGGATTCAGAACTTATCCTCGAGCTAAGTTTGAAGAAATAGACATTAAGGATGAAGTCCAATTTCAAAGAGTTATAACTAGATTGCTGGAAATAGGAATAATAACTCCTGAGCAAGGAATAGAATCCATGAAAACTGGATTGTATCCTAGCTCCAAAATGCTCAACTCATCTCAAGAAGCATATATCAAGCAACGGGAGAAGGGTCATTATAATCCATTGGTAGGAGGCATACCTCTAGTCGAAAGTGCTGAGTCTCAAGAAGGAACTCGAATACAAGAAGAGCAGCTAAAGCTTCAGGAAAAACAAATGAACCAGCAGGCAGTTCAAAATAAACTCGCCAACAAAAACAAGCCGGGCCCAAGTAACACCCAAAATAAAACACCCAAGTCAGCCGGAAGACCAAGTGGAGCTACTGCTGAGATGTATGACAGAAAGTCTATACAGTCAACGGTATACGATATAGAAAGCTTGCAAGTCTTTGCTGTTGATAAATTTAAAGCAATTAAAAAACTTAAAACTTTAAATAAAAATCAAAAAGATTTAATTTCAACATTGTGTGAATCCATTGTTTGCTCTAGCGAAAAGAAGACTTGGAAGAGTAAGATAAATAGTTGTATTAAAAATCCCGACAAGATAGAAGCTTTAAATTCTTTGTCTGAAGTTTTATCGATTGCTGCCGATCATGAGCTGGGAGACTATCCATCCGCCATTCTGTACCACAGTAAAAAACATAGAGGCAAGTAATTTTAGTGTATATAGTTTTACATGAGTAAGGACTATAAGTACACTGCTAAGTTTTCAGGCATAATTTTGGCTTCTGGAGATGTTGATTCTCCGGAGTTAAATATATCTAAAGCATCCCTAGATGCCCTAAGAGCTATTATACCAAACGATATAATGCTCGAAGACAATGTAGATTTACTGGCTGTAGCTTTCAATGCTGCCGTGGTTAATAAATTTAATAAGAATGGAGATGGAATAAGTTCTCAATCCGCCGTAACAATACTAGATCAATTCAAACACAAGCCAACAAACATAGAACATAATCGAGATAAAGTTGTTGGGCATATCATTTCATCTTCCTTTTCAAGATTTGGGTCAAATGACATTTTGAGTAAAGAAGAGGCCCTCGCCAGTAAAGAGCCTTTTAATATCGCACTTGGATCTGTTATTTATAGAACTGTAAATAAAGAATTTGCAGATTTAGTTGAAAGCTCAGTCGATCCAGACAGTTCTGTCTATCATAATGTTTCCGCCAGTTGGGAAATTGGATTTAATGATTTCGTCATAGCTATAGGGGGTGAAGACTTGAAAGACTCTGAAATAATATCGGATCCAGAAAAAATAAAAGAGTACAAACAATACTTAAAATCCTTTGATGGCGATGGAAAATTTAAAGATGGGCGAAGTATCAGCCGTTTAATTGTGGGTGATATTTTACCTTTAGGAATAGGGTTCACGGCTAACCCGGCAGCAGAGGTAAAGGGCTTAGTAGCTAAGTCTCCAGACGAAAATAGCGACGATTTCGCGAAAGAGGAAGGGTCCACAATAGAAATCAATTTAGAAAAAAATGAAAAAAATATTTCCCAAAAACAAAAAACTACTGTAAATAACATCAAACATACTATCATGGACAATCAAGATATTCTAAACGATTTAGTGTCGGCTTTAAAAGACAGGGCTTCTGAAGAGAAGTTTTCTGAAGAAGCTGTAGCTACGGTTACTAAAATTATAAAGGATGCTATCCTTGAAAAGAGCGAGTCTTTTTCTCAAGAAAAGCAAGCTCTAGAAGAGCAGAAGCAAAAGCTAGCCGAAGCTACCGAAGAAAAAAACAAGGAATTGGATGGCCTCCGAAGCCAACTCAATGAATCAATTGACAAGGTTAAGGGTCTTGAGGTTGCTAATTCCGAAAGAGAAGCTGTTGCTAGATTTGACTCGAGAATGTCATCTATTGAAAATGAATATGACCTTAATGGAGATAGCCGAAAGATTGTCGCCCATGAACTTAAAGACCTTGACGAAACCGAAGATGCATTTGCTACATACCAAGATAAGCTTGCTGTAGTATTTAAACATCAGAATAAATTATTCCTCAAGGAGCAGCAAGAAGCATTTGATGCTAAGCTTGCTGAGGCAGTAGAAAAAAGAATTGCCGAACTTAACAATAGCGAAGCTTCCGAAGACGAAGTTGTTGAAGAAGCTATTGAGAAAGTCGAAGCAACTGAAGAAGAGACTGTCGCAAATAACAATGGAGAATCGTCCGAAAAAGACCTCTCCTTAAGAGATAAGTTTAAGAAAGCTTTCTCTGAAGACAATTTAACCATCAAATATTAAAAAATAGGATAAAATACAATGGCACTTAGATTACTACCATTCCGTGATTACGACGAACATGAAGTCGTAAATATATATGCACTTGATGCTGGACCAGCTGTAGCTGGCGGCAAATATGTTGACCTTTCAGACGCTAACAAGCGTTCGACTGAAGCCGACAACGGTGTATTTGTTAAAGTTAAAGCCGGGGGCCTTGGTTCTCAACGTGACCCAATGGATGTTACTGCCGATAAATTTGGAGCTTATTTGGGGTCTAAGGATTATCCTCACGTAGGTAGAAACACTTATCCAGCAAACCCATTAACCGTCACTGGAGTTAGTGCTGGTTCTGGAGATGCCTGCCTTGGTGTTACTCTTAGACAGACCGCAACTCACGATGAGAATGGTGAGAAGCTTCAGTATTACCCTGTAAAGAAAGACGAGCTTTATGCAGTCCTTCCGGGTGAAACCGTTCCTGTTCTTAGTCGAGGCATTGTAACTTTAACTGATGGAGCTTTTTCAACGAATCCTGCAGTGGGAGAACAAATTGTTCCTTCGACTGACGCTGGTAAGGCTACGGCTTGGACCGCTACACTAGCTGCTGCACAAAACCTAACGGATGCTCCCGCTAATGTTATCGGACGATGCATCGGTAGCGGTAACCGTGATGACGCAGCTGCTTTCGGTCATACTGGAAACAATACCTTCAAGGGTAAGAACTCTTATGGGAACTACGGTTTCCAGTCGGGCTCGTACTTCATGATCAAATTGGATTGTCGCTAACTTTTAAATTTAGGAGAAAATACATAAATGAAAATTACAATTAAAAGAACCGAAGAGCAAGTGGAATTGCTCAAGGCCATGGCATCAAAGAATCGTGATGTCGCCTACGAAGCTCAAATGGCATTAGCCGAATTTATTGGACCCGTCCTTGCGAAGGTGCTCAATCAAGCTCCGACGCTTAGTAACCTGTTTACGAACTTCCAATTCAATGCCGACGACAGCCCTAGCCTTCCGCTGGATCTGTACTACGACATAACGGACGAAGATTATATCACGATCTGGAGTCAAACAGTGGCAGGGGGTCTTCCTTCTAACACCGCAACTCCAGTACAGAGCGAAATGAAGTTCACGACCTATCGCCTTGATAGTGCCGTTGATTTCGATAAGCGATATGCTCAACGCTCCAGACTTGATGTCGTAAGTAAAACCTTTACACGTCTCGCTCAAGAAGTTCTTCTTAAGCAAGAAAGAAATTCCGCAGCTTTGATTTTCGGTGCCCTTGGGGAAGCCGGAACAAGAGGTCATCCTCATATCATCGGTGCTGATACAGCTGGCAGATTGAATCTTAATGACTTCAATAGGCTTTTAACTCGAGCTAAGAGAATTAATACCTCTTGGGCCGGTGGAACTACTGATGGTCCTTCTCGTGGGGTTAGTGATTTGATTATCTCTCCAGAGATTACTCAGTCGCTTCGCGAGATTGCTTACAATCCGGTCAATAGTCGTGGTAGTTATCAAGACATTCCTGCAACCGATTCCATGAGGGAGTCTGTTTATAATAACGGTGGGATTCCTGAGTTTTATGGTATCAATCTTCTTGAATTGCAAGAAATGGGTGCTGGTCAAAGATTCAATAAAATATTTGACGCTCAAGTTAGTGCCGATATGAATCTTCCGGGCGGAGCTTATGGTGCATTTGCCGATGGATCCCATGAAATCGTTCTTGGTATTGATCGCTCTAGAGATGCTCTTCTTAGAGCTATCGCTCTTGATGCTGAAACTGGTTCGGAAATGAGCTTAATGGCTGATGACCAATATAGTGTTCGTCAAAACAAGATTGGCTACTACGCTTCTCTTGAAGAAGGTCGTATGATCATCGATGACAGGGCTCTGTTTGGGATTACCGTATAATATTTCTACGTATTATTATGATCAAGAAATCCACCTTTTAGGTGGATTTTTTGTTTGTACAGATTAATATAAGTGTACAACAACTTAAATACTAATTATTATGACAACTAGAAAAAACGACAAATCTACAACGAAAAAGGCTCCAGCAAGAAAACCAAGGAAGAAAAAAGAAATGCAATATGCAGATGGTCAAATAGCAGACGACGATCTCAAGAAGGCTAAAAATTTAGAACAATTGCTTACGGTTAATAGCAAAAGCCCTTTTAGTACTGCTGATGGTTCTGATTTCGAAGAGAGTCTTGCATCAATGAGTTTTACCGATATGCAAGAGCTCGCTGTTAGGGCTGGAGTGTTCCCTTCTGGCTCCAAGACGACCCTGAGGAATAAAATACTAAAGGAGTATAAGGCCAGAGCCTTAGGCCAATACAGGAAAGGTCAAGTGACCAAGCCGTCAATTGACCCTAACTCCAAAAAAGGAAAAGATCTCTTAAGGCTTATCAACGAATAATGAATCAATTAGGTCAGCTTGCATATTCGATATGGGATACTGAGTTCGGAGACCATTCTACGGCCCTAGAGAGGCAGCAGAAGGCCTTATTGGTGTCTGGGTATCTAGAGGCCAACCTTGGGCAGTTAAACGTCTTCCTGAACACTGATTTCGAGCTTACAGCGAAAGATAAGGTTTCTCCTGATCTAAAATATGAAGAAAAAGCCATCTTTGCTCAAATTTATCTAAAGGATTACTACCAAAAGCAGGCTAGGAACATACTTAGGAATATCACTCAATCAGATACCACCTCCTCTTCCGTAACCACTGGAGTGACAGATTGGACTTCGATTCAGGAGGGAGATACGGTAATCAGGAGGTCCGTCGCCAGTGCTACTACTAAAAACGAATCAGCTAGAGCTCTTCAAAATGCATCAAAAGAAGCTAATGAAATGCTTAAAAGAATGATTCATGCTTATAATATGTATGGAGCGCTCCCATTGCAAGTGGCGGGCAAAGATGCCGTGCATATTACAGGATCAGCTTAATTAGAAATTCTTAATATCTTCAGAGTCCTGATGAGCTTCAAACTTGTTTTTCAGGATTGTGTATTGCTCTGATATTTTCTTAAAGTTAAAATTAGTTCCCTCAGGCAAGGTTGAAGAGTCTAAGTTCTTCATGTTTTCAAAAAAGGCATCTAGAGCAGGAATCGTAGCTGGATTTTCTTCTATGAAGGTTTTAAGCTCTTCTGGAGTAAGGTCCTTCTCATCCTCATCCTGCTCGTAGTCTGAGGGTAACAGTTCTTTAAGTTTGGCTTGTTCTATGGCATTTTTTGAAATGCTTCTAGACAGACTGGAGAGGCCCTCTGAGTTCTCCCCTTTTTCCGTATGGGAATATATATCAATTAAAGATTTATAAAATGCGGCTTTTTGTTCGTCGTTCATATTAAATATAATACATTACCAATTGGAGATTTCTACTCTACCCCATTTATTTGTTCCTGTGCAAACATAGAAATAATTTTCATCATAAGCCAATTGCCCGGAGCTTCCGGAATCTGTTGAAGTCGAGGGGCTGCTACCCCCAATCTGAACTCTGCCTGTAACGTTTAATTTTCCACTTATATTTAAATCCGTGTTAATATGAGAGCCTGTGCCGTGAACCTCAAATAAAACATTCTCAGATAATGGGCCTACGTTTAACTTCCCGGTTACGGTTAAATCCGTGTTAATATAAGAGCCCGTGCCGTGAACTTCAAATAAAACATCCTGAGATAATGGGCCTATGCTTAAGTTCCCGGTTATATTTTGAGAATATCCAGTAGTGAATAAACTAACTCCACTTAACGATTGAAGGCTGCTGGATAATCCAGCTCCGGTGGAACTTATATTATTCCCAATAGTATTAGCGGTCCCGCTTAAGGATGCGTATAATGTTGCTCCCGTAGTACTTATATTATTCCCAATAGTATTAGCGGTCCCGCTTAAGGATGCGTATAATGTTGC